TCTTTGTCGTTACCACAAGCCCTCCATTCGTTTTTGTATTCCGCACACAAGGGATTGGTTAGAACCCCTTGTAATGCGTACTTATTGAAAAGAAACATTTCGTTGTTTGTCATTATATATAATTTTAAGATAATAGTTCAACCTTAATTGCTTGTTCGCTGGGATTAAGAACGCCGCGCAAGATACTCTCAATAGACATTTGAACTTGATACGATTGCTGTAATTGCAAGAGCATTTCAGCCATAGTGCCTACTTGAACGTCGAAATTAAATCCTACAACGGCATCGCGGATTTCGGTGAGCAACTGCGAATGTAGGTACACTTGTTGAGAAACACCATTCATATAGGCTTCAAGTGCGCCTGCCGTATCTTCCGTAATACCTTGTATGCCTTGTTGTAATGCGCTAAGTTCTTTTGTGGAATCTTGACCAAACAAGATGCCGAACGCCTCCATATACGCATCAAACGTTTTTTTAGCGTCATCTTTCATTTCGGTTGCTTCTTGCTTAACACTTGAAACGTCAGATGGCGTAATAGTAACGTTATCACTATACAACTTATTCAACTTTTCAAACGCATCACTATAAACCTTTCTGCCCTCTTCGGGCATATTACGCGCCAACACTTGTTCAAGACCCTTTCGCCATTCTTCAATCGTTTGGTTGGTTGACGAGAAATACATTCCGTGCTCAATCCAACCTCGAACCCATTGCGAGCCAGTATCGTCGAAAATGTCCTTAACATTCACCATCGTTTGGTCTGCACGTTTGTTTGCAATATCTTGTATTCTATTGAAGATTTCCTGCATCTTTTCACCAACCACTTTGCTAACGATTGCTTTCATAATCATGTTATCAATCATATCGTCAAAGGTGTCGGAGAACTTTCCCATATAATCTTCTCCTTGCTTAAACGCTTCAATCATCTGCAAAACCATAGATTCGGCAGCATCGCCAACGCTTGTAATACCAGTCAAGTCGCCAACGATTTCTCGCGTGGCGTTCTTTATTTCAAGTTCAAGGTCTATAATCTGACCTTTCAAATCCTCAATTTTGTCCTCGTCTCTTTTCTTTCCTTTTCTTGATTCCTCGAGTTGCAGTGAACGTTTCAATTCCAACAACTGAAGTTCCTTATTGGCAATAGCGGCACGTTTAGCACCGATTTCAGCAACACCGTAAGCATCATCTACTGCTTGCTGCAACTTTTTGTATTCGTTTTCAAGACGTTTTACGGCGCGTTCAGATTCTTTTACTTGTGCGGAAATCTTTTTGTCCGAGTTATCCATCCAAGCACCGATAGTAGTAGCAACACCGCTAAGAACACTCGCAGCACCAGCAATATAATCACCGCTTGCAATCTTAGCGATACCCGTAGCCATATCCGACATACCACTAAACGTAGATGAAATGTCAGCCAATATTTCAGCCGTTTCGCTATATTCGTTTGGATTGGTAAACAAACTTGCAATACTTGAAATAGAATCGGTAAGCGATGAAAGGTTTTGCAATTCTTGACCTACAAGTTCAACACCTTTAGCCCAATCAATAGTACCATCCTCCGCTTTTTGGAAAGCCTTAGAAATCTTATTGAAAGAAGATTCCGACTTTCTTAATTCTTTGTTCGCAGCCTTTAATTCTTTGTTAAGCCTTTCCTCGGAAATCGGTGCAGTAATGCCGTTTTGTGTTACAGTAAACTCTCCTTTATCGTTTTTGCCATTGCGTTTTGCTTGTTCAAGAATGTTAATGTAGTTCTTCGCTAACTTTCTTGTAACCATATCGCTATGTTCAACAACGCTATTGAAAAGAGCCTTGTAAGCAGGTATTTCAGACAATATTGATTCCTTTAACTTGGCAATAGTTTCTTCTTGCTCTTTTATTTGCAATTCAAGCAGGTGCTTTTTTTCTTCGTGCGTTTCTTTTGATAGTTCTCTTTCCAAGTCAGCGAGTTTTTTCTGTTCGATAGCAATCTTTCCATTCGTATCTGCTAACTTGTATTCTAAATCCTTTGTTTGCTTGTATGTATCATCAACGTATTTCTTAACCGCACCTTTGGCTTTCTTTTGTCCTTCTACAAGTCCTTTTGCCAAATCGCTTTCAACGTCAACGCCCGTTTCTTTTGCCCAAATCTTAATATCGTCGCGCAATAAGTCAAATGGTTTCATCACCATATTAGGAGACAGTTTCGCTGCGTTTGCAATGGCTACATAAGCATAATCTTGCATTTTACCTATATAGTCATAGATGTCTTTCGGTAATGACGATTTATCAATACTAAAAATACTTGAAAATATATCGCCCAATTCGGGTGTAGCATTGAGTTCAATAGCCAATTCGTAATCCTCGCTCAACTTACCTAATTTGTTGTTAAGGCTATCAACAACAATCTTGTAGTCAACTTTCGTTATTTCCGAATTAAGCGAACGTATAGCCTTTTCAAGTGCTTCAACGCCCTTTGTATTGCCTTTCAAGTTGGCGATGTTTAGCATTTGTTTGTAAAAGTCGCGCAATCCCCTTGCATCCATAGTTGCAAGTGTTTCGCCGCCCAAACCTTTAATGCCAAACTTAGCAAGCGTAGCGTTTACGGATTTCAGCGTCTTTTCGTATTCCTTTGCGGAAGCGATTCGTGCGGTATCGGCATCAACGCCTGCTTTTTGGTAGTCTTTGTATAGTTTTTGAATGTCAGAAATAAGTTGAATCTCTTTCGTGAGCGCATCACCGAGCACGTCTTTTTTAGAACCACCTTTTTTACCTTTTCCGTTTTTGGCATCTTGTAGTTCTTTAAGACTAACACCCTTTTCAAGTGCTTTGTTATATGCTTTTTGCGCTTCTGCTTCTTTTTGTGTAACTACCGATTGGTCAAAACCTTTAACGCCACGATTAAAACGATTTTTAGCAATATCAGCAGCATTAAGAGCCGTTTTGTATTCCTTTAATGCTTCAGATGCCTCGCGTGTAATGGTGGTGGATTTTTTGGCTTCTATGTCGGCTGCTTTGTTGGCTGCTGCTTGTCGGTATAAAGCGGCGCGTTCAAACAGTTGTTGTTGCGTCATTTTTACACCATTACCAAAGTCAACCAACTTTTTGCCACCTTTTTCGGCATTTGTAGCAAGTGCCGTAAATCGAGCAGCCAAGAAGTTAAGTTCCGACAAACCTTTTTTGCTCATCCAAGCAGGAACGTCTGTCTTTATCTTAACCATAAAGTCGATAACATTTTGACCGCCATAATCCTTTAGCAGCGTTTCTATCTTTTTATGAAACTTATCGGTATCGTTTTCCGCTTTCAACAATTCGTTTTGCGTTTGTTGAACCTTATCGTTAAAACTAACCGCGCTACTTGCTGCTTTCTTTTGTTGTTCGTAGTTCTCGTTTATTGATTCGTTGTAAGAATCATTAGCCTCTTTCGCATCTTTTATATCATTGATAACATTCTTAATGATGTTCGATTTCCAGAATCTAAAGAAATTGTTTTCAAGCCAAGAGGATTCAAGAACATCGTCACTTAACCCCAATGCCTTGTTGTTTTTAAGGCGTTCTTGAATCTTGGCAAAAATCTTGTCTACACCCTCTTCGTATTCTTTTCCAGTCTTGTTAGCAACAAGTTCAATATCTTCTTCAATGATGTCGGAAATGATACGAGACAATGCAGGAGCGTTCTTTGCGATTTCTTTATTAACAGTTCCTATTCCAAAGAAGTTTTCAGTAATCGCATTTTCAAGATTACTTTTTAGTTTTTGTTGAATATCTTTTATTTTATCTTCGTATTGATTTTTGCCTTCTTCAAGTTCATTTAAGTGTTGACGTTCAATGATTTCTTGTTTAATTAGTTGTATATTCTTGTCACGGCTTCTTATTACTTCGTTTATATTGTCGGTTTCTTTTATTTGTTCCAAGTTGTAGTCGCCTAAAATTTGGTTGAGTTCGCCCAAAACCTTTTTGTACGTAGACGATTCCTTGTCGATGCTTCCAAGTGCAGCATACAAAGATTCTACGTCGCGTACAACTTTGCCGCCACTTTCGCCAAATCTATTAGAGTATTCCGTCATTGTATCAACGCTATCGTTGAATAATGCCATATAACCGATAACGCTCGCAATGCCAACAGCAAGCAACCCAAACGGGTTTGTCATCATTACCGTTCTCAATGCCACCCAAGCATCTTTTGCAGCATACCAAGATTTAGCAAGCAAATATCCTGCGCGGATAGTACCTTGCGTAATCAGCGTTCCGTTAATAAGTGCAACAATCTTAGCCCTTGCATAATATAGCCCAAGAGCAACAATAACGCCGCGTATAACTTTTTCCAAAGAACGCCAATTCTCAAATAAATATTTTAGCCCTTTTAATGGAGCGGAAAGTGCGCTTTGGTTATCCTTACCAATATCGTTAAGCATATTGTTCCACGCAAGTTTAAGATTATTCATTTGCACAATCATAGTCTCCGCTTGCTTGGCTTGGAAATTATAAAACTTACCTCCCTCATCAGTAATCTTGTTGATAACTTTCATAACATCGCTATACGACACCATTTTCTTTGACATCATATCATATACTTGCGACGTAGTTACAAGTTCATCACCAAAACGTTTTTCTTCGGTGTAAAGTTGCGCCAACATTGGAACAATAGCAAGACCAGCGTTAGCAAAGTCACGGGCATCACGGGCGTTAAGAACGGTTTGCGCACGAATCTGACCGAGGTTGTAAACAAGACGTTCCATAGGAACACCAAGCGCAGAAGAAATATCGGCAAGACGGCGTGTTGTTTCTACAACTTCATCTTCCGCAAAGTTATATGCAATTAACTGTTTTGCACCAGTTGCAAGTTCGGTTAGTGTAAACGGAGACTTTAACGCCATAGCATTTAATTCGTTAAATATTTCGCTACCACGTCTCATGTTATCCGTTAAAATACCCAAAGAACGTTCAAGCAATTCATATTGACCGCGAATTTCGTATATTTGCTTTATAAAACTTGTCATAGCACCCAAGGTAAGTGCGTAAACAATGCGGTTACGAATATATCCGAATGATTGCGCAAGATAGTTATTTGAGCGAATCATTCGTGCGTTATTAGAAAGCAATTTGTTTTGTTCTTCGCGTAATCTTTGGTATTCGGAAACAATAGTACCCTTTTCTCCGTTGTTCGCCCAAGAAAGTTTCTTTAACGCAGACATTTTCTTGGATATAGCGTCAAAACTATTTTCATCCATACCCAAAACATCTTTTAATGTAGTTGGTTTGGATTGAGTAAGTTTGTCTATTTTCTTTTTACAATTATCAATAGCAGTAGCAAGCCTATTTGTTTGTTGAACGCTTAACAATGTGGAGTTTTTGTACTTATTCTGAATATTTTCCAAAACCGCCAATTTACGTTGCGCTTCACTAAGACTTCTTGTCGGCAAAGTTGTTGCATCGCCAAGTTCTTTTCTGGCGTTTGCCATCTCTTGTTTAATAGTACCTTTGGCCAGCATCTTATTGAGATTGTTGCGCATTTCCTCTATATGCTTATTTGCCGATTCCAATTCGGGAGACCATTGGTGTAGGGTATCGCGTACTTTTTCTGCGGCAGAAATCTCGTTTTTTAATGCTTTCACCGAATCTGGGTCTGCCGAACTACTGCTACCGCTGTTATTATTTCCCCCACCGCTTGTATATGCACTTTGAGCAGCCATCATAGCATCAAATGATGTTGACATCTTACGCCACGCTTCTTGCATAAGTGTTACGCTGACTTGTTGTGTAACCGCAAAGTCTTTCATTGCAAGTTTCATCTTGTCAAGACCTTGTGTGAAACTCTCTGCCATTGCATTGGTTTTATCGCCAACGTATTTCACCAACGCATCTATTGAACTTTTTAGTGCATTATCATCAAGTTTTCCAACTATCAAAACATCATCGTTTGCCATAATCTTTTAAGTGTGTATATAGGGTTTATAACTATTTCTTTTGTTTAACGGGCACTTCGTACTCCTCTCCTTCTCCAAGATTCTTTGCGCCCAATCCGCGCATAAAGTTCTCCAAGCCATCTTGCGCTTTGTAAGCCTCCCCCAAGTTATTCCAAACCTTTTTGTCTTTGCCTTTAAGATATTTCGTGTGTGTGTTATCTACGGCCATAAACTGAATTTGTGCGATTGACAATCTATATAAATAATCGTCTAATCGGTATTGAGGGAAGGCTCTGAGGAAGTCGCTTGCATCTGCAACGATTGTGCTTCCATAAATAGTGATGCTGTCTCCTCCGATTTCTTCTTCCGTGTCAGAAGTGAATCCGTAAGCGTACTCACCGATTTTTTGAG